CTTGTGCGGGAGGCATTGCACCAGCGAGCATCAGATCCAGGTTGGTTGCATTATGACGCTCTTCGATTTCATCGCAGGAAGTATAATCGCCTTCGGTGCGAATGTCGTGCATAAACTCATACCAAGCATCGAACAGATCCCAACTTTGAGCAGCGAGAACTTGGAAGGCATTCTCGATAGCGAAGTTCAGAGCAGTTTGAGACATTTAGTGTCGTCTTGAGAGTGTCAGTGTGGGAGGTGTCTTTGTGTCCCCCCTACACTATAGGAACACTTTGGAGGTGAGCTATTTTAATCGTGGAAAACTACCAGCGATCAGGAGTGCTTAGGTCCTCAACATATGCATCACACTTCTCAGCAGGTTCCAACTTAAAGAGTTTCTCCCAGTTCAATTGATGCGGATCAAAGTCACTCATTACGTCTAATTCCAGAGTGACTCTATAACGCTGCTTCTGTGCTTGATGATACGCAACTGACATAAGTGGTGCTCCTGATGTGTATGTGAGTATCCTAAGATGCCTTGTCTGGATTGTCAAGGTGGTGGGAGTATTTATGAGTACCGCTGATATTTTGTGAGGGGTATGTGGGGATTTTATGATATTCCGGGTCTTGACATTTTGCGGGTGATCGTGTTATGATGCGCACGCTAAGATCACAAGACTTGGACACATTTAATTGCTTATAAGTTACAAGGTCTAGGCACATTTAATTGCTTATAAGTTACAAGGTCTAGGCACATTTAATTGCTTATAAGTTACAAGGTCTAGGCACATTTATAGGGGTATAATCACAAGGTCTAGGCACATTTAATTGCTTATAAGTATCACCTCTACAATACACTTATCAAGCACATTCAACTCAACATTTATACACCTATTATCAATACATCTGCTTATTGATTATCAATTAGACCCCTTATTGATTGTCAATAAGTGATGCTTATTGCGAATGAATTAAACTCTTCATTTATATTAAATAATACATTTTTAATCGTTTTTAATCTTTTTTTGACCTTAATTTGACCAATAAGCAATAAAAAAAGAGGCATTTGATTGCCCCTTTAAGTATCATTGGAAAGAACTAATTTAGTTCAGTCTCATACCATCAAAGAAAGGAAGATTGCCCTCCTTTGTTGATACAAACCAGTCAAAGTTTTTCTGGTAAATGTACTCACTATTCCCGTGTTCTTTGAGAATAGCATTAAGACGAGACTTAGTGGTTTTTGATTGAACACCACCATCAAACAATTCCAACCAAGTATCAGCAATCATTGCAATCAGATTGCTATGCAGATAGACGAAACTTACACCTTCAATGTTGACAACTTGAGTATTATCTTTCTTCCAATCAACCTCACGATTGATTGCATCATTCATTTGTGATTCGATGAGGCGAGTCATTTGTTTGAGATAAAAAGATTCTGGACCTGTTGATTGAGGCGCGGTCCACTCCTCATACTATAGCAACACTTTGGAGGTGAGCTATTTTAATTCAAGACTTAATTACCCCAGAAGGCATCATACTCATCAGCAATCTGATCAATCAGTTCATCAGTTGCATCCAGGTCAAAAGTATAACAAACCCAGTCAACAGTATCATTCAGATCTGTTTGATTGTTGCAGAGATAATCACGCAAACTTGGTGCAATTTGATCTTGAAAAGTTACAGTCATTTGCATCAACCTCCACCATAAACATAGGACACAACACCTTCAGGATGATTGACATTTTCAATCACCTTAATTGCTGCTTGATTAAACTCTTTTTGCCTTTCTTTGTTATGATCTTTAGCATAGATGCTATCATCATTTCTTCCAAACTTTTCCATAAAGATTTGTTCACAACGAGGCAAAGATTCAGCAGCAATCACACACATTCCAGAAGTGTAATCGTAAAGAACGTCACTGATAATGTAGAGATTCATTTGCATCAACCTGAGATTTGAGTATAAAGTGCATTGAAAGCATTGTAGTCAGTATAATAATACTTCTGCTCTTCTTTGTCCCAAAGTTGATAAGCATCGCAACCCAGTTTGTAATCAGAGACAACATATTGGCGGAAGTTGGTATCAACAACAACAGTGCCGATTTGTGATTTGATCAGGTTGTAATTCACGTTGGTTTGAGTGGTGTTCATACTATAGGGACACTTTGGAGGTGAGCTATTTTAATTGGACCTTACATACGGTCCTTCGACTTCACAAAACTCCATCAAATAATAGTCAACCGATAGATTCAGTTGCTCAGCAGAATCACTCACAGAATCGTATTGTTCTTTCGTGAGTATAAAGAAATCAGTTTCAATCATTTCAGAACGTGACGATAATCAATGGATTTGATGCACCAACCAGTCGCACTAGTGATCTCTTCAACTAGATCTTCCTCATCACTTGCTTCCCAGATAGTGTGAGTGACTTCATCAATGATATCTTGTTGCTCACCAGTGTTCCAAACATATTCATCATCAGACTCAAAATCAAACTCAATTTCAGTGACTTGAAATAACATAATCAGAAACGAATGATAGGATGATCTAAACCAAGAACGTCACATTCTTGACCTGCAAACACTAACTCTACGTTGAGTTGATAATACTCATCGTTGCCAGTGTCGTAGACACAAACATCATAATTCAGTAAATCTTCAGGGAGTTGTTGCAGTTGGGAGAGAAGTTCTTTGTAAGTCATAATCAATCAACGACAGAGTAACAAGCAACAGATGAAGGAATTCCGGAGAGTGCTAAAGAACTGTTGCGATCATCAGCATAATCTTGTGCATCTTGTTCGGTAAAAAATGGACCAATGTATTCTGGGACATCTAGATGCTCTGACCAGAACTTGACAGTGAAGGTTTGAGTGCTCATACTATAGGGACACTTTAGAGGTGAGCTATTTTAATTACGCTTTTTTTTCTTGATTCGCTTATTTTTCTTTTGTGTTCTTCCGAAAAAGTTTTACCCTTATGCGATTCACTTTTTTTTCTTCTTGTTTCTTCAGACTCTTTTTTACCTAACAATTTTTCTCTTATTTTTTGTTTTGTCTCTTCTGTGTGTTTTTTTCCATAAAAGTGGTTCTTTTCACCACTATGAGATTGACTCATTTTTTTCTTATGTTCCTCAGTAAGTTGCCTGCCTCGATGTACATCACCTATTTTTTTTCTCCTCTCATCACTCACTAAAACACCAGATGATCCTTCTCCACCAATAGATTTATTGAGAAGAATACCACCATCACACTTTCTACCAAACACGGCAATCATATAAACTTCGTGCTTAAATGCTTCTTTTTCAGTAAGATTTTGTTTGAGAAAGATTATCCTATTTTTCTCTTTTGGAATAGGACAAGGTTTTCCGCTTGATTGATAGATTCTTTTTCTTTGACCTTTACCTATGTAATAAGGTGTTCTATCCTCACGCAAATACGCATAGGTATAAAACCTGTTAGGATTTACCATAGTTCTACTCTAATAGACGGCATTATTATTTATACTAAAAAGGAGGGACTTTCACCCTCCTCCTGAAGATTGCCGTCTATCAGGTGATATTATTTATCATTTGAACGAAACATTAACTCCAACGATTTTAGCATACTTATTGAGATTTTGTGCTATTTCCCGTGCTTGTTTAGGATCGTGAGCATAAACTTCTTCGATGAAGATTTTGCCGCCCAGATACAACTTAACTTCGTACTTCATACAGTTGGAGTAACGTCGATTTCTTTAATGTTCAACCCACAGAGTTGATTGTAGACCCGATTGAGAATAATCTTAGCAGCAGACTTTGCCTTGGATTTCTCATACCAGATGGTACAAAGTCCATCAAAAGTTTCAACGTAAATGCGATAGTTTTTCATTAGTCGTTGTCAGTTGGAATATGATTGTAGTTTGGTCACATATAGTTCACGGGCACATTTGTGTTCCTCATCAGTATAGTTCCCGTTGTCTATTGTCCAGATCAGTGCCTCCAAAAGAACATCAATCTGCTCATCAGTGAAGTGATACTCTTTACGGGTGTTAGACATAATCAATTAGAGTTGGTGAGTTGAGTGTAAGAAATCAGTACAGCAGAGAAAATGAACCACAGAAGCGACGAACCCACTGAAGAGTATCATAATGGGAACGCGGTTTGCTCATCACCATGCTAGTATTCCTCTCGGGATTGAGAGCAATCGCAACATACTGATGACCACATTCTTGCCATTCAGGTGTCACTTGCTGAATGAACATTTGGCAGACTTTGCCTTCTTTCCAGTTTGTGGTGTAGTGAAAGATTTCAGTCATTTGATCAGTGTTCATACTATAGGGACACTTTGAAGGTGAGCTATTTTAATTGTCCCAAACATTTCACAGACGATGACGTTGAATGGTGCGGCAGATAGTATCACGAATGTCCACACCTGTGGTCTCTAAAATATACTCTTCATAGAGAGTTTCTTCTTGCTCTCGTGCTTCAATTTCGTGTGGTTGATCCCAATACTCATACTTTTCGACGGGTTCTTTACAATAACACATTTTTCCGCGACGGAGTTGCAGTGAACCTACAACCCATTGGCGAAGATGCACCAACTCGTGCAAAAGAGTTTTTGTATACAACTCTTTGTCCATATGAGTATTCAATTCGATTAGAAAGTGTCGAGGACGATGTGCTTCATCTACGAAGTCGCAGTAACCATAAACACCTTCTCTTCGCAGTCCCCGATGTAAGATTTCCACGTCAATCTTGTGACGTGGAAGAAACTTATTCAGAAACCAGGAAGTAACATTCTCACAGAGGAGTTTGCTATAACCGTATCCAGAAGTTTGAATGTAAGACATTGACCCCAATGAAGAAACCAGATGAAGGATGAAACAAAGATGAGTTTGTGTGTTGCTGTCATCGTGCAATCACATCCAGAGACTCTAACAGCATCATCGCAAGTTCTACCTGATTTTCTTCATCAACTACAGGAATGTTTGCATCAACAAACTCACTTGCAAGTTGACCAAAGAGTTCAATCGTTCGCTCATCTGCAAACACAGATGTAGCAAACTCACTCTTGAAACCATCACGCAGCAGACGCAGAGAACGTGTTACTGTCAGGTCTTTAATTTCTTGTTGATAGTCAGTCATTTCAGTTACCTTCAGAGATTTGGTTGAGAACATTGCGGGCAAATCGCATAAAATCGTATGCACTCACACCATCAACAGAATAAAAGTCAAGGACATCAGATCCGTTGTAAGTATTCACAATCAGCAGACAAGCATCATACAGGGCAGCAAGATGCTCCTCTTTTGAGTGAAACTGAATTGCATTGTAGGATGGAAGAGTCATTTTTTGAGTGCTCATACTATAGGGACACTTTAGAGGTGAGCTATTTTATTGCGCCTTTACCAAGTTCCTCTTTGGATGTGGATTTTACGGATTTCCTGATAAAGAAACTGACGAAGTTTAGGGTCGGTAGTGTTATCAAAAGCATAATGTAGACGATTTAGGTATTCTTGTTGTGTGATGCCAATGTTACCATTCCCACCAAGATCATTGAGTGAAGAACCTGCTGACACTTTATTCCTTCCAAAGTTACCAGATACACGTCCAGATGTTCTCAGTTTCGGACGAATCTTTGAGAGATTAGAGTAAGTCATTTTGCGTACAGATAACCACCTGCCCAGTCAGCATGTTCAAGCAACCATTCACGATCTTTGATCAATCGCAGATCATAACGAACACCTTTGGCAGGTGCTTTCCAGGATGCAGATTTATACACTTCGCCATTCTTTTTATCAATGAAGCAATGAACAGAACGAGAACCTGCTGCGTTCATGATAACTTTGTGATACTTTCTACCAGTCTCAGGATAGAACTCATAATCACAAATACCTTGCTTGAGTTTCTCAATGCAGGCATCGTGATACTCTACATCAGAGGTGCGAAGTTGATGACTGCGAATAGAATACTCAATGAAGTTTTGACGCAGTGCTTCACACAGAGCATAAGTGTGCCCCAGAACAGCATCAGCAATGTTTTGTCTTGCTTCAGCATTAGCAGCGTATTCTGCAAAGGTTGTAGTTGTCATTTGTGCAGTGCTCATACTATAGGGACACTTTAGAGGTGAGCTATTTTAATTCACCAGGATTTGATCATATTGAAGTTAGAACGGGAGAAAACTTCTCTGTTCACCAACTTGAACATTCCAAACTCATTGGTGAGGACATAACCCTCTGCATCAATCCTGTTGTATCCAATGTAAGCGGCGGGACCATCATTGCGACACAGGAACAAACAATCATCTTTGATTGATTTCACCAGCGACCACAAACGAATCAGGTTAGGATCACAATCAAAGTCATTTACGCTTTCGGTGGTGATCTGTTCACCTGCACGAATGTAAGCATTAAGTTGTTTCTTGATCTTCTCTGCTTCCTTGTTAGAAACAAAGTTCACCAGAGTTGACATTTGACGGGCAAATGCACAGACTTCAGCAACATCAGCGAAGGACTCTTGCCCGTGCTGAATGTATGCTTGGGGTTTGATAAACTTGACGTAGGGAGTATCGGTGATGATAAAGTTCATCGGGTACGCTACAGCATCTCGCAGATCTTTCTCTGCGATGTAGACAGTATGAGGAGCAACAATGATCTCCTCATACACTACTTCGGGAAACTTGTAGGTGATAGTATTCGGTTTGTATTCATCATCTCCACCAAAACCAATAAAGTCGCCTTGAATGATACCAGCAGTGCGAGGCAAATAATCAAAGCAAGCGCGAAGGATTCGTGCAACATTTCCTTCGTGATTTGCATCAATGTCTTGATGCGATTCATTGATCTTGATCTTCACTTTGTTGAACACACTTTTGGTGCCCACAAAGAAGTTACCAGTAGCAGGATTCGTGCCCCAAACAATAGCAGGAGAACCATCAATCTTGACACTTAAGGTGCCAGGATTCACGAACCAATCCAGAACCGACAGATCGCCAGTCAGGATAGAATCTTCAGGATGTTGCAGATGAGTGTTCTTCATACTATAGGGACACTTTAGAGGTGAGCTATTTTAATTAGGCAGCACGACGCTTACGGGAACGTGTGCGAGTTTGAATAACTTTGACCTCTTCTTTCACAGGAACTTGAATAACATCTTGATTTGTGTATTCATAGGCAGCAGATGTTACTTTGTTCAGGAAAAAAAGCGATTGGTTGATAAACTTGCGAACTTTGTTAGGACCATCGTTCTCATTAAAAGCGCGGATCAGGAACTGACTCACACCAACAATAAATCCTGCGATGGTAGCAACATTGTAGACAAGAGTATCAACAAACTTCCAATAAAAAGACATAGTTTGAGTTAGAAACTGCTGGGAGGAGCAGTGTCCTCCCACCATAGAAACACTTTGGAGGTGAGCTATTTTAATCCAATGGAAGTTTTGCTACTGATTTACCTTTTTTGTGAGCAGTGATATATTTGCGAGCAGAACTTTCAGTTCTACAAACCTTTTCAAGTTGTTGTCCATTGTGAATGATGATGTATCCTTTGTTTGCATAAGGTACAGCAGCATATGTATCCTTGAACATTGTAAATCCTTCTTTCATTATACTTTCAAAAAAATCGTTGATTTGGTTGTGGTGGATGGGTTCTAGGTCGTTTGCAGTAGAATTTCAAAAAAAATCAGGGTTTCATTTACATAAAATCAAATATATTTACTTTTTCTTCTAAAAAGAATTGTGGATAGGTCTTAAATACGATAGGGTCATAAAAACTGTAAATAAGTAAATCCCTAAAATCAAAGTCTGCTTTTTTCCTAATCCAATTATCTCTATCTAATGTTGGATTTTTGCACTGCACATATTCTCCATTTTTTCTTAATGGAACTAATGTTTGAGGAACTTCCCAAATTAACTGCCTATATGGAGTAATTAGTGCGTGATAAAAATAATCAGTATCTCCAAATTTCCTTTGTCTTCTATTTTCTCCACCACTACCTTGAAATGGAAAAGTAAAACAAGAACGATGGATTTCTTTCCCTCTTTTACTCATTCCCCAATCAAGTTTTGTCCTATAAACAACTTTTTTAACTTGACCTTTCACCCAACCCTCTGGTTTTTCTATTAACAAATCGACTCCATCATCAACACTTGGTTCCGCAACATTAACTCCTTTTGACAAAAAATAAGATTTTACTAATGTTTCGCAAGTATTTCCAGAAAATGATGTCATCCCCTCTTTTTTTGTAAGATGAGACGAAAGAGGATTTGTTTCTACCTCCAATAAAGGGGGCATACAAGGTTTTACCCTTTGGGCATTTGTAGATTTTGTCATTTGTGTCCTGGCAAGACTATACTTATTTATCCATAATAGCATAAAAGTGGGACTTACGCAACTTAAATCTGCCAGGACACAAGTTGCTGCCCACACACTATTTACCTCCGCACTACACTATCAAGCATCTCACCTTTCTCAAATACAGCATCAACAACTCGCTGTAGTGCTCGCTCTGTGGATACTCCAACCTTGGAATAAACGGGCACTACACACAGTCCCCAGACCTTTTCTTTGCCACCAAGGCGAAGGACACGACCGATAGTTTGAGTCATTTCAATCACATCCATATTGCGAAGAAAGACTACTGCTTCAAGTTCGCTTACATTGATGCCTTCACTCAAGATAGAGCGATGGAGACAAACAAACTTCTTGTTAGGGTCACGACCCCAAGCATTAAGAGTGTCAAAAAATACCTCACGATTCACTTTCTTACCGTCAATAATCGCTCCCGTTTTTGAGGTTATGTAAAGGTAAGAGTAACCACGCTGATGTAGTTGAGTAGCGCAGTCAGTATGCGACATCAGGTTGATAAGTTGCTTCGCAGACTTAACACAGACCAGGATTTTCTTGCAATCAATGTCATCAAGGGTTTCAGTTAGATTGCTACTATCACACTCAGCAGTTACCTGCTTTGGTGCAAGCACATCAAACTTCTTCGCTACAATTTTGGGAGCAATGATGTATCCCCCATCAACAAGTTCAGGAGCAGAAACGCGACAGATGATGTTGCCATAGACATCAACATCGTTCATTCCAGGTTTAGATGGAGTGAGTGATGTTTTCCTGGTAGCAGTAAAGAAGTAGCAACGATCTGCGTTAGCAGAGAAGTGCTCAGTAGCAGGAAAGAAGTTACGCTTGACGCTATTGTGCGCTTCGTCGAAATATATCGTATTCACTTCAATACCAGACTCCTGAACACGATTCAGGGAATTGTAGGTGGTGAAGATGATACGATGACGCTTGTATGTTTGCACTGCCCAGTCATAAATCACGTCAGGATTAGTGGTAGATTCGTGATGAGTTTCTCCACTGTGAACGTGAAGAATACGAACCATAGGGTCAGTGATGTGCTCCAGAAACTCACTAGAAAGTTGTTCAGCAAGCAAAATGCGAGGAGCAACAACTACAACTGTCTGAGGAGTTTCTGACTGAAACAAGCGCAGAGTATCATAGATCATAGTCAAAGTTTTTCCCGCTCCAGTTGGTTTAATCAACTGACCTTTGTTGTGCTCTGCCATAGCAGCAACACCGCGTTCTTGATGAGGACGAAGAGTAATCACTTGCTCAGAAGATTGGTAAGGTCAAAGATAACATTTTGCATCGCAGCGCGAGAATAACCTGTCGCAAAAGGATAGGTTTTCTCATAATCATTGCTGTCGGATGAGTCAACATTGTAGCACACGTTGACTGCATCCTGCAAATTGCTAATTAGACGTTGAAG